GTGGAATACCGCCGCCTGAGACATTTTCGACATCGCATCGGGGTCGCACTTTTCCCACTGCTCTCGCGTCCGCTGAAGGTTGCTTCTGAAGATTTCAGATCGCTCAAGCGCACCGATAGCTGCAGGCTTGCTTGCAAGCAGGGCGCGGGCGAATGACAGCACCGTTGAGATGCGAGTGGCATCCACACAATGAGCCTTAGCCATTTCAATGATCTGTTCGTCAGTCATAGCAGCCTCTCCGGCGATATTGGTAGTGGTGGTATTCATGTCGGGTTCCTTGCGGGTGGGTCAGGCGGCTCGATCGAGAGGCTTGCGCGTGATCGCCGGAATGCTGCCGATGCGAATGCTCACCTGGTCGTGGTTATCGCGAGCAAGGATGGCTGCGGTTGCCGCGATCAGGTTGTGCGTCAGTTGACTTGTTGGCGTGATAGAACGCAGGTATGCGTCTGTTGCCTGAGCGAGCGCGCGGGCAAGTTGGTCTTGTTTCACCGTGCGGGTTCCGATGTGGCGCTTTGAGGCAGCCGCCCGGCGCGCAATGACTGAGCACGCGCTTACACGAGCGGCCATGATGGCGTTCGCTGGCGTGCGTAATAATGCTGAGAATTTCGTGTAGAGCATGGTTTCCGTTCCTTTTTTGTTAGTTTTGATCAAGTGCTGCTATGTGCGTAACGATACCGCAACAGTATCCGTAACGCAATACCTAATTTCGTGCTTTCATGCAAAGGTCACGGAAGCGCCGCTGTTCAGCGTCATATCCGGCCAGGTTGGCGTTCATCCACGCTGGCGATGCACTACGTTTTGTCTTGCGTTCGATTGCCTCGCGTAACGCGTCGCCTTCGAGCAAGGCATAGCGCACGCGTGATGTCGTCGCGTCGCGCCATACGATTCCCTTGGCGACGAGCGCATGCAGGGCATCGCGCACGGCTGATCGCGGGCTTTCGTGGAGTAGGGCGCACACTTCGTCTTGCGTGTAGTGATACGCCGGGACCATTGCGCCGATCAGTTCTTCGTGAGCGACGGTTTCGGCTTGGCGTGAGCTGCTGATAGCGATGTTTTTCATTTTGAACCTCGTGCGGCGTCGATTGCGGAGTCAAGAAGTTCGGCGCTTGGGCAGTCGAAGCCGAGCCTCACCGACTGCTTCGGATGGCGGACGACAGCCAAATCCGATTCGTTCCAGTGCTGCGCACGAAGCCAGCGATAGCGCTCCGCATCCTCCCGCAGCGCTCGCACCTCGGCGATCAGTTCGCAAATGGCGGCAGGGTTGGCCGCGGCGATAAACGATGCGATTCCATCGCAGTTCGGATGCGAGGCCACCACGCGTGCGATTGCCTCGCTTTCGCAGGGAAATTCCTCGCAAATGATGTCGCCTTCCGTACTCCACGGCAGCGAGCCTGCGTCGTTAGCCAGTGATTCCAATGCGTCGATGTCGATCATGATTTTCTCGCCAGCTCAGTGATAACGCGTTTGATGGTTTTCAGGCAGGTATCATCAAAGCCGTCGAACGGTTCGACATCTGCGACAACACCCATGAGTTCGAAGCGCTGGCCCCGCAAACGCTCGCACTCAGCCTCAAGCGCCGCATAGTCGGAATGGCGCACGTATAAGCCATTGGGGCAGGGCGCCGAACTCGTGCCGAATCGTTGAACTGTCATGTCGTCTCCATCTGTGTTTGTGTGACGCCGGTCTCCCGGCGGGTCTGTTCGAGCAATTGCGCCTCGGTTCCATATAGGCGCTCCCATTCCTGCTGGCCGGCATGGATGGCGACGCCATAGCCGCCTATTCGGTGGTGCTGCGGGCAAAGCGGGATCGTGTCGAGATTGCCGCTGCGCTGGCCGCCGCCGGCGAGGTAGCGGACGTGATGCACCTCGGCCGGCGAATCGCCATAGCCAAGATTCCGGCACACTACGCAGCAGAGTCCCGCGACGACGCCCATGTGTTCGCGCTCAGCCTTTGTCGCAGCCTTCCGCGCGCGCTTCTTCAGCGGCTTGCGCTCCAGTTGCTTCGTCGCGCTGCGAAAGCTGCTGAACGACGCGCCCGGCTTGCGCTTGAATTCACTTGGCTTCAATGCAGAGCGCTTCATCGTGCCGACTCCAGCAATCCGGCGAACGGATGCGCGCGGCCATTGCAAGCAGTCCTACGCGCCTTGAATACGCCGGAATATTTGCGGTAGTGACGAGCCGACGCCTGTTGACGTGCCTCGGTGCGATCCGGTTCTGGCTTGTCGCGCTTATTGCCGGCAGCGTAGACGGCTCCCCACAAGCCGCTTTTGCCGACCATGCGATGCCAGTCGCAGATATAGACCTGCTTCGGTGTCTGAGTGCGCAAGATGCGCAGATGGCGACGCACGCCTGTTTCTGCGATGCCGACGATTGCTTGCAGCTCGATCGCAGTCATCGGCTCCTGTGCGAGCAGTTCGACGATCTTGCGGCGCGTGTCGTTGCGCACGCTGTTGGGATTGAGCTTGCCGGTCATGCTGCGATCCCCTCATATCCAGCCGGAGCGGGGTCTTTCCACTTGACGTCGTGTTCGGCACCCCAGGCATAAAGGAATTCGATGAATTCGGACGCGTGGCGCTTGCTGAACTTGCGCGTCTGCACGCCAAGCTGAACGAAGCCAGTTCCGTCGAGATTGGGTATGATTGCGCCGACGCCTTGCACTGGATCGCCTTCGGCGGCTTTCACGCGCGCGAACGCGTCGACGAGCAGGCGCTTCCACGTTTCAAGGTCGCGCATTGATCCCATGAACGGAACTTGAGCGGCGACATCGGCGAACATCGCGTGATACTTGGCCTGCTGATCGCTAGATTTCGTCGGCGCCTTGATCTCGACAATGAATCCGTCTGGCGCGTGGATGCATGCGCGGCTCGCTAACTGGCGCGCGGTGGGATGCACAAGGCGGTAGAGCTGCTTGTCCATCACGCCCCCATGACCATGACTTGGCACCGGCCGCCCTTGACGATCTCGCCGCGCGCGACGAATAGTTCGTCGATCTGGCTGTCGTCGTCGTAGACGCCAGCATGCGTCAGCGCATCGAGCGCGGCCTTGACGCGGTTGTCAATGTCAGCCACGCGCCGATCTCGCATGCTGACGTGCATCGCCACGCACAGGCGCGCATCGCCGAACTTGATGGCCTGGCGCTCGGCGACGATCTCGGCGACGCGCTGACGGAAGTCCTTGCCCTCGCGGGTTATATACATGCCACGCGGCGACTTACGCCAATACGAATTAATCGACGGCGGCAAGGGCAGGGTCAGGAACTGCGCAACGCCGGATAATGGATGGTCTGTCATGCGACCTCCAGCATCAGTCCAGGCTGGCGCAGGCGTTCGCGCTGTAGGGGCTCGTAAGCCGGGTTCAGCTCACAACCGATGAATTCTCGCCCGAGAGCAGATGCAACTTGCCCCGTCGTGCCGGAGCCGAAGAACGGGTCTAGCACGATGTCACCCGGCTTGCTGCCAGCAAGTACGCATGGCTCGACGAGCGCTGTCGGGAACGTCGCGAAATGCGCGCCTTTGTATGGTGTCGTCGCAATGGTCCAGACCGATCGCTTATTAGCGCGACCACTTTCCCCTATCCACTCATTGCCGCTCTTCGTGCGCGACTCTTGGCGCTCGTCATCGCCGTACTTATTGCCGCCGAAGCGCGGACCGGAGGCCTTCATCGCGCCGTTGGTTTTTCCCGGCACGCGATCGCTTCCGGCTTGATTGGGTAGATTCGGCTGGCTTAGGCGTTCGACACTTGTCTCGGCGAGCGGCTGCGCAATCGCTTCTGCGTCGTAGTAGTAACGGTCGCTCTTTGCTAATAGGAACAGTGATTCGTGCGACTTCGTGCACCTGTCGCGGACGCTTTCCGGCATCGGGTTCGGTTTGTGCCAGATAATTTCCTGTCGCAGATACCATCCATCGGAACGAAGGGCGAAGGCGAGCATCCAGGGAATTCCAATCAAGTCCTTAGCCTTGATGCCATTGCAAACGCCTTTGCTCGCAGCGACTTCGGCAGTGTGACGGCGGTCAGATCGCTGACCGGTCGATCCCTGTTTCCCGTTGCCGCCTGCCGTTGCGTAGCTATCGCCGATGTTAAGCCACAGGGTTCCATCGTCGGTCATCACATCGCGCACCGCGCGGAACACGTCGACCATCGCTGCGATGTATTGATCGGGGGTTTCCTCAAGGCCGAGTTGCCCTTCATGGCCGTAGTCGCGCAGGCCGTAATAGGGTGGTGACGTGACGCAGGTTTGCGCCTTCACGCCATCGGCGGCCATTGCGCGTAAGGTGTCGCGGCAATCGCCGAAGTGACAGTTGTTTGTCCAGTTCGTCATGCTCTCTTTTCGCTTTTTATATAGTCCCAAATTTCCTTCTTCGCCCGCTCTGCCGCTGCGTCACCGGCCTTGCTGCGCACGCTCTCGACGATTTGCTTCGCGCGCTCGAACGATCCGCCGCGCCCGTCGCGCACTGCGGCCATGAAGCGGGATAAGCACTCGGCCTGCGTCATTCGAATCGGATAGTCGCGCCCTTCATCCATCCGGAGCAGACGACTCCCTCGACGAACTGGCCTTTCGGATTGCGCGCCTCGAATCCGGTGCTGAACGTGTCATGCTTGTCGCAACCAAAGTACGAATAGCCAGTAATCTTGACTTCTGAGAAACCGGAGTACTCTAGGGCTCGCCGAGCAGCGGTTTCATCGGTGCAGCCCGCAACAGCAAAGACCGCAAGTAGGCAAAGTAAGCATCGCTTCATGGTTTTCCTTTTAGTCAGCACCAGCACACGCTCGCGTATGCGACCGTTCGCCGGATGAACCATGCGCCACCATCAACGCAGCCATATTCGCTGTAGCTATCGAACTTCAGGCGTAAGGCGGTGTGCATGGCGGATCTCGGTTAAACGCGGATTTCGAGCCGATCCTTGACGATCAGGCGCGCGCCGGCGATCTCCTGGCCTGCTTCGAGCGCCTTCTTGATCTCGGTCTTGTTCGGCTCGGTCTTGATGCGCATGTATTGCGGCGGCACCGCGTCTGCGTCGACTACTTCGACGGACTTGTCGCGACCTTCGCGCAGCGCAATCGTCACCAGCGGGTTTTCGATGCGCAGGCGCTGCGCGGATTTCATGTTGTGTTGCAGGTAGCCTTCCAGTCGCTCAGCGCGCGCTTCCCACTTGCGTGCTCGCTCGACGATCTCAGCAGCCGCATCGCGCATCATCTTTGCGTTGGCAGCAATCTCGCGAGAAATCAGGGCGCAGCCAACAGCCTTCTTGTCGAAGTCCTCGGCGCATCCTTCCAGCGTGTCCTCGATGGTTGCGTCGTCGAAACCTGCATCCATCAGGTCGTTGCGGATCGCGAGCAGTTCGCCGGTCAACTGGTAGAGTGGTGCGTTCATTTCGGTTCCTTTTGATTGATCTGTTCTGCGGTATCGGTACATGCATAAAGATACCATGCCGGTATCCGTAGCGGTCAAATTTTTTTGCGTCGTAGACCGCGCCATTCGAAGCCGCCTTCGCGCTCCGCTTCCCTACTTGGCTTGTGCTTACAGGACTCGGCACCGCGTGGCGTCTGTGCCGTGTAGGACCAGCGCTTTCCCGTCCAGTAGCTGAACAGGCGAAAGATCGTCTTGCCGTTCGGCTTTCGGCGCACTTCATAGACGCCAATGTGTATCGGCTTGGTGCTCTTGTCGAACCAGACTGTGAACTCTTGCATGTGAGGTCTCCTGGCTGACGCCGGCGCGGGCCGGCGACGCGGTTTTATTGCGCGATCAGAATGGGATTCCGTTGTCGAAGCCTTGGTCAAAGCCGCCGAAGTTTTCGTCAGCCATGTGTCCGCCTCCGCTTGATGCCGTCGACTTCTTCAACGGGCGATCCTTCAGTGCCGCGACGAGCTGCGGCAACTTGGTCGGCGTCGTCTTGCGGTCAAGGATTTCGGATGCCGTCAGTTCGGTATCAGCCTGAAACACGGCATTCAGGCGCGTGCTCCAGCCAGTGCCGCCGCCATTGCGCTTCTCGTATTCCTCCATTGCGACCAGGATGCCGACGCGCTTGTTCAGCAGTTCCGGGAATTGGCTAAGCGTCTTGCTGACGTTGGCAGACGCATCCTTATCCCAGACCATCGATGCAACCTGCGCCGGCTTGATGTCCTTGACACCGAGGCACGTCATCAGCGCCATCAGTGTTCCGAAGTCGCCGAGCTTTTCGCCGTTCGACTTGATCGTGTAGATCGAGAAGTTTGCCTTCTGGCCGTCGTCGGTCTCGAACGTGAATGCGATGCCGCGCGTGCCACTTGCCGCGGTAATGTCCTCGGCGCGGGTGAACTTGCCGACATACTTGCCTTTTTCGTCAATGAAACTCGTCCGTTGCTCGGCCTTGCGTGCTGCTTGCGCGGATTCGCTGTTCAGTGCGTACATGGTGCGTTTTCCTGTGGTTGCTTGTTAGGCCGTAGCCGTGAGGGAGTAATACTCGGTGATGGCCGCGTCGACCGCCGCCAGATCATTCGGGATCGTGTCATCCTCGAATAGACCCATCGGCGACTTGCACGTATTGCGGCCGTTGTTTTGCGTGATAAACCGATAGTCGCGGTCCATCACATCGGTTTGCAGGACGATCGTCACCATGCCTTCAAGGCAAATTTTGTCGTCCAGCATTTTCCCGATGCTTTTCATCTTCGTGCTGCCGTCGTCGTTTTTCTCGGTATGCGACAGGACATAGACGCGCACATCGTCGGGAAGGGCAGTCGCCGCGTTCAGAATGTCCCACGCGTGCCGGCCAATCTCGGTGAACTTCTCGTAGCCTTTCTCGTCGCTGCGGCGCATGAACTCGGACGACATAACGTACTGAAAGTCGTCGAGCACGATCACCTTGCGCTGCGTTCGCGTCATGTACTTGATGATGCTGTCCGATTGATCGCAGACGATCACGTTTCCGCGCGGCGTGTCCTTTGACAGATAGCCCCATCCTGCCGAGCGGAAAGGCAATGGCTTCTTAAGAGCCTGTATCAAAAGGGTCGATGAAGGATCGAGATTGCGCATTGACGTGCTCTTGCCAGTGCCCGATGCTCCGAGAATGAAGGTTACGATTGCCATTTGATTCTCCTGTGCGTTCAGTTCGTTCGTTCAGTTCAATTTGTTGCTGTTCTTCAAGCTCGGCTTGCCACTGCCAGCCGTCGTCGTCTGGCGCGTCCATCTAGGAAACCTTGCAATGCAAGAAATGGCGGGCGATGTAGTGGGGCACGTATCCGCTGCTGATCGCTACGCGGGGCTGCACACCGCGACGAGCGAGATCGGCTTTGGCTGCACGCTGGCGCTGCTCAGTGTGCGCGCAGAGTGCTTTGTATTCGGCGTCAAGAATCTCGGATTGCGATAGGCGCACGTTCGTCTTGACGTGGCGAAGGTCATTCAACGACTTGGCGATCAGTTGCATACCGGGCTCCCCGAGAAAGTCAGTGCAATCATCACGACGAGCGCAATTGCGCACGCGCCAGCAGAGAAAGCGAGAAACAGGTCGTTGACCTTGCAAACGCTAGCTACCACGGTATCCGTCACGCACAAATTTTTTTCCGCAGTGTCGGGCTGACGTGCGCGGAAAATCGTTGAAGAGCGTAATAATAACGCGTTCTTGAGGCTGCAGGCTATGTTCATGGTCTAATCTTCCGTTCGTGGTTTTGGTTTGTGTTTTGTGCTGCTGAAATGAAGGATACTAAAACGGTATCTGTAACGCAAGTGCTTGCGTCAATTTTTTTGTGCGTTCGCCTACAGTCGCATCCACGTCTGATAGTCGGCTTCGCTCAGTCGCTCGTTCATCGGAGTGGGATTGGGCTTGTGCTGATCGCAGTACGGTTCGCCACGGTGAATCCATGTCGCCTCTACGCGGTTGCCAAATCCATCTGGAAGCCGCTTGCAGAAGCAGCAATAGCGCTTGCCACCCTTGG